AACATGGATTGGACAGATATTGATGAAACATTGGATGTGTTTATTCCATATTTCAGAAATCAGTACACCTATGATATGCCAAGCGACACTATCATTGATAATCGTCGTTTAATTAAATACATCAATCAATACTACGAAGCCAAAGGTTCAGAAACATCTACGGAAATGTTTTTCCGTTTCATGTTTAATGACACAGCTACAGTAAAATATCCTGGTGATTATCTTCTTCGTGCTTCAGATGGTCGATGGAGCAGAAAACGTTTCATCAAAGTTGATACTACAAACTTTCCCAGCGAAAACATTTATGAATTGAAGGAAAAGGTTGTCACATTATATTATTTGGAATACATTGAAGGTGCGGGAAATTTTACACGTACCACCACAACACGCTGTTTAGATGTGTATGAAACTTCTCGTCCAAACATCTTTCAACTTGAAGTTGATATCAATCCCAATTATCAATTTCCAGATGACATTTCTGCAGACACCTCTTTAGCAGCTAGTTTAGGTAACTTTGACACGCACGTGTATGTGCAATATGTTGGAGATGAAACTACTACATATGGTACCATCTCTAAGCAGTTAACTTCTGTTTTAAGTGTTGATGAACCAGGTAGCAGATTCCGTCGTGATGACACCTATTTCGTTTCTGAAACAGGTCTAGAAGGGTTATATTTTGCTGGTGATTACACGGAAGTAACAACTGGATCTGCAGCTTATGCTTATGAACTGCTACAAAACAACGCCATTGTTCGTGTAGTTAAAACAGAAAACACATTTGCTGAACAATACTTCCTTGAAGATTACACATTGTTCGGTGATTATGCATCTGCTCCTACCCGCGGTAAAATTAAGTTGTTGTCCATCGTGGATAGCGGTGAGAAGTTCTTGGTTCGTAAGACTGGTGTAATTGAATCTGTCACCATCTTGGACGGTGGCTCTGGATATGCTGTGGGTGCCACTGCCGTGAATCTTGTTGGTGACGGTTCAGGAGCAGAATTCCGTGTGTTAGTATCTGGTGGCAAAATCACACAAGTTACTGTGGTGAACGGAGGTTCTAACTACAGCAAGGAAATCAATCCCTCAACCGGGCTTCCTTTAACAACATTAACAGCCTCAGGTTCAGGAACTGGAGCTGTGTTTGAAGTGAACATTTCCACAGGATACACACCTGTGAAAACCTTCACCGTGGACTTCAATAATGGTCGTTCAGGTTCTTCAACTGCCGCCATCACATTTGCCACAGGTCACATCTATCATGCACCAGGTGAATATGTGGATAACGCAGGGTTCTTGTCGGATATTATTAAACTTCAAGACAATGATTACTATCAACCATATTCCTATGTCATTGAAACCACAGAACAATTATCTAACTGGAAGAGCACATATCTAAAGAGTTCACATCCAGCAGGCTTCAAGATGTTCTCCAACTTGTTGCTTACTGGTGACCTAACACCTCCTGAAGCAATAGTCACAGAAGATTTCAATCAAATAAATGTTGAAGATTTACCATTTAGAGCATTAGAAGAAACTGTTACTGTATCTGATGAACCAAGTAAAACCATCAGCAAACGTTTAACGGATAGTGTAACAGCAACTGATAGTGTTAATGCCTATATTGAATACTTTGTATCAGCCACCGATAATGTAACAACATCAGAAACAGTAGCACGAAATGTTGGTAAGACAGCTACTGACACCACAACAACATCAGAAACAGTAGCTAAAAATATAAGCACCGTTCTATCTGATACGCAAGCCAATACTGATGCAATTGTGAAAACTATAGATGATGCGGTCACAGATACACAAGCCAATACAGATTCAGCCACACTTTCAACAAGCAAACAAGTTACAGACACACAGGCCAATACTGACTCGGCAATTCTAACAATAAATCCTGTATACACTGAAACTGTTGTAACTTCTGAAACAATTGCTAAAGATATTAGTGATGTATTAACTGATAGTTCCACATTATCAGATACTACTGCACTTTCCATGAATTATGTGTTTACAGATACCGTGACAATTTCTGATACAGCAGTTAACAATTTCAATCAATTAAATGATGCCACATCTGACCTTCAAGAAGATTTAAGTTTAGCAGACACAACAGTATTTTCCACAAGTGTAGTGTTTACTGATACACAAGCCAATACAGATGGTATTAACACCATAAACACATCTCTTGGTAAAACGGAATCTGTTAGCAACAATGAAGCCATTTCTTTCAATGTATCTTTAAATTCATTGACAGATACACAAACTAACACAGATGCTACAGTATTAAATATATCTAATTCATATACAGAAAATGTTACCACATCAGATGTGGCAGATGTTATTTTGGTGATTCCTGTAGATTTAAGTGATAGTCAAGCTAACACCGATACGGCAGTGTTGTCAATTAATTCTGTGTATACCGATAGTATAAGTAATTCAGACGCTGTGGTGTTCAATAACAATTTAGGTGCATCTGACAACACCTCATTGTCTGACACGCTCATCATTAATTTCAATCAATTAAATGATGCTACATCTGACCTTCAAGAAGATTTAACATTATCTGATACAGCAGTTCTATCTTCAAATATAGTATTTACTGATACACAAGCCAACACAGATGGTATCACGTTCAACTTCAGTGATGCTGTAACTGACACGCTTACTTTGTCAGACAATCTTGCCATCAACTTCAATCAAAACAATGACGCTACAAGTGATTTCCAAGATGACTTGACACTCTCAGACACGGCAGTTTTGAGTATAAGTGAAGTGGCAACTGACACGGTAACCAATGCAGATAATACAGCATTGTCTGTCAGCAAGGTGGCAACTGACACACAAACCATCACTGATGCAGGCGGCTCCATCTGGGTTGACAGCTATTTTGTGAATGGTAGATACTCAGCATCTCCATATGTAGCAGGGGATTATGTAGGAACTGGATATAGTTTATAAATTTTGTATAAATACTAGTATTGATTAGTAGTTTCATCAACACAAACCAACCAGAGGAAAAAATGGAAGAATTAATCAAAGCAACCGGTAAGTTGACTATCGTACTTCATGATGAAAATGGTGTAGTCAAGGAAGAAAAGACAGTTGACAACTTAGTGGTAACCGTGGGTAAGGGTTACATCACATCACGTATGATTGGTACAGCTTCAAACGTAATGTCACACATGGAAGTGGGTACTTCAACAACAGCTGCAGCTGCAGCTCAAACTGCGCTTGTTTCTGCTGTGGCAAGCTCACGTACTGCATTGACATCATCAACACAAACCACATCTTCAACCACCAATGACTCAGTGCAATATGTTTGCACATTCCCTGCAGGCACAGGTACAGGTGCATTGACAGAAGCAGGTATCTTCAATGCTTCATCATCAGGTACCATGTTGTGCCGCACTGTGTTCTCAGTAGTGAACAAGGGTGCATCTGACGCTATGACCATTACTTGGACTGTCACACTTTCATAATTAAAAACTAATGCCATGCCAGCTTTATTGCCGATTAGGTTCCGGACGGAACTAGCACGCAGTTTTCACCGTGATATTGTAAATACTTTGAATGTTCCCAGTGGAGAGTTGAACACTCTTAACACTTTGGACACCACAATGTATACCTATTCGGCAACTGCTGGAGATACCACATTCTCTGGTGAAGATATCAAAGGTAAAACATTGTCCTATACACCAGGTAGAATCGAGGTGTATGTGGATGGTGATAAAGTATTGACTGATGACTACATTGCCACGGATGGTACTAGTATAGAACTTCTTACTCCCACAGGTGAAGAAGTAACAACTATGACCATCCGCGGCATTGAGTTTTCAGATGCAGATGTAGATACTAGTGCTGATACCATCACATATGTGGATCATAACTTCAATGAAGGTGATGAAGTAATATTTTTTGAAAACGGAGCCACGACAGGGATAACCAATGTGGTGAATGCCGTGTCCTATTACATCATTGTGATAGATGATGACACCATTAAATTAGCTACTAGCAGAGCCTATGCCATTGCATCTTCACCGACAGCCATCAACTTAGCTGGTTCACCATCAGGTTCAGCATTTCAGTTGGTGTTGGCGGAAGAATACATTGAAGGTGCTGTAGTAGATGAACAATTAGTAAATTTACATGGCATCAATGTATCAACTACAGGTGTTGATACCGGCACAGAAACCATAACATCAGTGAATCATGGATTTGTAACCGGTGATATTGTAACATATTATTCCAATGGAGGAACCGCCATTGGAAATCTTACCAACGGCACTGAATATTATGTTGTGAACGCAGCAACAGATACCTTTCAATTATCATTGACCTCTGGTGGGTCAGCAATAAATTTAACTGGTACTGGAAACAGCTATCAAGCTTTTTTGAAAATTGATAACACCTTGTATCTTGCCTCTCATGGATTTGTGACTGGACAAGAAGTTACTTTTGCTGAAGGCACTGGCAGCATTTCCACTTTAACTGATGCCACCAATTACTTCATCATTAAAGTATCAGCCAACGTCATTAAGTTGGCTACAACATTGGTGAATGCACAAGCAGGAACAGCCATCAACATCACACCTGCTTTTGGATTAGGTGACACAACATTAACTGGTCCGCTAGACCAAACGGTCACCATCAACACATTCACTATCACAAACTATCCCAACCCACATGATTACTTCTATGTGTTTCTAGCACGACCAACAGAATGGGCCAATGAACCCACTGCTCCAACTCCTGTTGATGCTCGTGCTGATGACTCCTCCATCAAGAGAAACATCTTGGGTGTTAAAAAAGTGAATCCAAGCGATGTAACTTTAATGGTTAGAAGAATTGATTGGGAAACAGATACCATCTACGTTCAATACGATGACACAATAGATATGTCTGAAGAAGATTTCTATATTTTCAATGAAGAAAACTTCAGAATCTATAAGTGTCTTAATAACAATAATGGAAATCCATCTACTGTGAAACCTAGTTTCTCTGAAGTTGGTCCCAAGACATTATCTGATGGTTACATCTGGCAATTATTGTATGAAGTACCTGCTGCCGACCGTGTGAAGTTTCTAACTTCTGGATTCATCCCTGTGAAGTTTTATGGAACATCCACACGATTTGACCATAATGGCACCATTAGTGAAATTATTCTAGACGCACAAGGATCTGGATATGCAACCACACCCACAGTCATCATTGTCGGTGATGGTGTTGGTGCTGAAGCTACCGCCACAACATCTAGTGGTTTAGTTACCGAATTGAATTTAACCAACGGTGGTTCTGGATATAGTTTTGCCTTTGTGTTGATACTAGGTGGCGGAGGAACAGGAGCCACAGGTTCTGTAACAATTGAAACTACAGACCTTCCAAACATCATCAATCAAAATGTTGCTGGATATGCTGTTGCCACGAATGGACAAATTGATTTCATTGAAATTGTGGATGGGGGAACTGGTTATCTTCAATCCAACACCTCTGTTACAATCAATGGAGATGGTAGTGGAGCTGCCGCCAACCTTACTGTTGTAGATGGTGAAATCACAGGAGTATCCATCACAGACCGTGGTACTGGATATACATTCGCAGAACTCACAGTTAATGGTGACGGTTCAAATGCTGAATTGCGTGCTGTGATTTCTCCACAAGGAGGACATGGCTCCAATGTACCCCAAGAATTGTTCTCTACAACACTAGGTATCACTGTGAACATTGAAGATTTCTTGGAAGACTTTTTCTTGGAAAATGATTTCCGTCAATACGGTATCATTAAAAACATCAAGACATTTGACAATGAAACATTGTTTTCAGCTAACACTGGAAATGCATGTTATGTGATGGAAGTACCAGACGGCACACGGTATAATCTTGATGACATTATTACTACAGATAGTAACGGAAAATATCTAGTGGCATATGTCAAAGAAGAAACAGTTTATCTGCTCCCTGTGATAAATAATATCAATGAAGAATCCGTTCTGGAAAATGTAACAACAGGTGAATCAGGATTAATCATCACTTCTTTGGTAGAACCAGAAATTTCTCAACGCGCAGGTGAAGTTATTTACTATAATAACATTGCACCTCTTGTTCGACAAACTGAACAAACAGAAACATTCAAACTGTATATCAACTTCTAATAACACATGGCCAAGCTCAATCTCAACACCTATCCATACTATGATGATTTTGATTTGAATAAAAACTTTCACAGAGTTTTATTCAAGCCTGGATATGCTGTTCAAGCACGTGAACTAACTCAGTTACAAACAGTCCTTCAAGACCAAATTAAACGTTTTGGTGACAACATCTTCAAGGAAGGTTCTGTAATTTCTGGTTGCCCAGAATCAACAAATTTTGGTGTTGATGTTGTGAAAATTCTTGACACAGACACCGCCGGCCAAGAAATCACTGATGAAGCATTATTGGCCTTGGAAGGAAAAATATTAGTAGGTGCTGATGATAACGTACAAGCTGTTGTGAAAAAAGTTGCCACAGGTAGTGAAACCACTACATATAAGGCCTTGTTCTTGCAATACATTTCACAAGGTGATTCAGGAACCACAGAAACATTTGCGGCTGATGAAGTTCTTACACAATCAGATGATGAAAACATCACAATCATTGTTGCTGATGCTTCACAAACACCTGTTACAAAAGGATCATTGTTCTCTGTAGGTGACGGCATTGTATATGCTAATGGATATTTTATCCGTCACTATTCTCAAACCATTGTATTAGAAAAATATAGCGAAACACCAAGCAAGAAAGTAGGATTCTTGGTGAATGAAGAAATCATCACATCAGATGATGATGAAACTTTGTTGGATCCTGCACAAGGTGCATTCAACTATACAGCTCCTGGTGCCGACCGGTTTAAAATTTCTACAACACTTGTAGCATATCCCATCAATGAAATTGTGGAAGGATTCTTCATTCTATATGAAGTTAACGCTGGTGCTATTAGTCGCCGTTATGATAGAACTCAATATGCCGAATTAAATAAAACATTAGCTCGTAGAACATACGATGAATCAGGTGATTATGTAGTTCGTCCATTTAATTATCATATCCGTGAACATTTAGTTGATAGTGATACAGATGGTGTATACACGGTTGCACAAGGTGGAGATAACGGTAAACTTGCTTTAGGTGTAGAACCAGGTAAAGCATATGTTCGAGGATTTGAATATGAATTGTTTGCCACGAAATATCTTGATGTAAACAAGCCAACAGACACCAACTCACGAACAGGTATTCGTTTATCTACAGCATACGGTAATTATGTTGTTGTTGATGAAATGGCTGGCCCAATGCCTTCTAACGGTTCATTGATATCTTTACGTAGTGCAGCTGCTGGAGCTGTTACAGCTACCACATATTCCAATGCTTCGGCACCAGGTTCACAAATTGGAACTGCAAGAATTGCCACCATAGAATACATTTCTGGTACTTCAGGTTCTGCCTCAGCTACATATCGTGTATATTTGTATGACATTGAAATGACATCAGGAACTTTTTCTGATGTTCTGGGATTATATTACGATGGTTCAGCAGATTTTCATGCAGACATTGCCACTGCACCTGCAGTGTTACAAGAATCTTCTTTCTCACCATACATCATCCCAACAACTTATAATTACGTAAAGACTCTTGAACCTAGCACGTTAGACAATTCATTTGCCTATAGAAAATTATTCAGTTCTACCTCTGTAGGTACTAATGGTGTTGTTACTGTTAGTGTGTCTGGTGATGAAACATTTGCCTTTACTGCATCAAACAATGCCACAGTTCTTGCAGAACTAGTCGTGGTTGCTGAAGTTGACATCACAAGTGGATCAGGCGCAACCACTAGATATAAGAAAGGACAAGTTATCAACATGGTGGGTGCCAATGCTACTGTAACACCTGGCACCAACACATTGACCTTAAACATCTACACCCCTGGAAGTTTAGATTCAGGTAAAACTGTTTCTGTGTTGGCTTCTGTGGTGCGTACCGATGTGTCACCAAGAAGCAAAACGTTGAGTACTAATCGTTATGTTCGTATCCAAACAAGTAAAAAATTAGGCTACATCAGTTCAGGAACTTATCTGACTGCTTCAGGCAGCACAGCAAGTCCTACAATTCAATTTTCTTATACCTTAGGTAAAGACATCACTTCAGAAGATTGTCCAGTAGGTAGTAAAATTTATAGAAATGATAATCAATTGGTGGGAACAGTAAGTTCTGTGACCCCACAAAACACCGGTACTGCCACTGGTCCAGTCATTACATTATCTGCAAATGCTGCTGTAGACCCAGATTCAGGTGGCACCATGACTAGTGCTACTCCTTTAAAGGTGGTGCATCCTAATTGGGATGTGATAGCCAAGAAATTCACAACACCTGCATCTCTAGGATTGTATGACATCTATGGTATTGATTTTGTGAAAGCAGGTGATGTAGAAACTAGTTGGGCAACTATCGCATCTTCAGGCGATGATTACACTGGACAATTTAAAATTAAAAACGGTCAAACAGACAGTCATTACAATCTAGGAACCATTGAAGGCGGATTCCTAGAAGAACGTAGATATGTAATTCAACTGGATCACTTTGTCCATAGTGCAGGTGCTTTCTTCAATGTGGATTCCTATCCATTGCCAGCACAAGGTGATAGCCCAACATCTGTTCAAATTGATTGGCATCAAATGCCTGTTTATATGGCAACCAATGGTAAGAAATATGAAATGCGTGATGTGTTGGATTTCCGTGTCACTGTTGCCAATGTGGCAACATCCACAACTACATTGACATCATCCAACATCAATCCTATAGGATACACATCATCAACTAAAGCATTTACAGGATTCACACCGTTCTATATTCCACACCCACAAGAAGAATTTGCAACAGACATTGAATGGAATCTTCCACGAACAGACCGTGTGGTATTGGATGCCGATGGTAACTTCACCGTCATTGAAGGCTTGGCTTCTGAACAACCATTAGTTCCAAAATTACCTACCAACTGTATGGACTTAGGTGTTCTAGAACTTCCTCCATTCCCAGCTTTATCACCCAAGGCTGCCAAATTGGCAGGTCGTCCAACCAACGCATCTAGCTTCAGCAAGGCAGATTTACAACGTCGATACACCATGGCAGACATCGGTGTTATTGAAAAGCGTTTAGGTAAGTTGGAAGAATTCACAAAACTTTCATTCTTGGAACAAAAGACAATTAACACATTGATATATAATGATACAGGTGAAGAACGTTTCAAGAACGGTGTCTTGGTTGATTCATTTGATAGAAATGATAAGATTAATCTTAACAATGAAACGAATAATTGTTTAATTTATCAAGGGTTGTTGTCTCCTCGTTTAGATGCTGACCCAATTGATTTAGAAGTGGCTAGCACAAGTAGTGTGCTTCTTGCACCAACAGATGCACAAATTGTTGTTCGTCAGACCGTGGGTGCCACAAATTTCGGTGTTGGTGAAACAGTAAATCAAGCAACATCTGGAGCAACAGGTGAAGTAGAACATCGTGTGGAAATTGCACGTGGTGGAAACTACAAGTGGATTCGTTTATATCTCGTGAATTGCACTGGAACATTTGTAGCTAATACAGCATACACCGTGACTGGAACTACCACAAGCACCACAGGATTAATTACCTACACAGGTATGACAACTGCTATTTTGGCAACAGATTTCCGCCCAGATTTAGTAAGTTATCCTGCTGAAGGAGAAATTGCCACACTACCTTATGAACATAGCGTGTTTTCTACGAACCCATATGCATCAGAATCGGTATCAGTAACTAACAATGTTGTGTATGGTTATGAAGGTAGCATTGGATTAATTCCTGCTGAAGATGTATGGTTTGAACATAGAACACAACCACAAGTCATCAATCATTACAACACAGAAGTGGTATACAACACGGTTACTGTTCGTGAAGAAGTAGTTAAGGAAGTGGAAAGAATTGTTGAAATCATGGTTCCAGTACCAGTGTTGATTGGACCAGATTCACCTCCTCCTCCACCACCTGAACCACCAAAGGTAGAAAAGGTTAGACCAAGACCACCAATCTTCATTGAACAAGAATGGAATTTGAAACCAATTAAGATTGAAAGTGTGGGCGGTGCTTTAGGTGTGCCAGCCGTTATCTCAGTAACACCTACCATCACTGATGAAGGCTTCCCAATCTCACTTCCATTAGATTCTCCTGCTCCACCAGAAGAAGTTCCAATTTCGTATGGGGGCGGTGGAGGTTCAGCAGGACGGGATCCAGCTTCAGTTTACGGCGGCGGTATGGCATGGAAGGGCGGTGAAAATGAATCCATCAGCAGTTTTGGATTCCAAGAAGTTAACGCAATATAATTTAAATAGGATCAGAAATGGAACTTAACCCACCAAATATACCAAATCCAGCAGACACACCTCTGCCATATATGCGTAGTGCCACCATCAACTTCAATGCCAAAGGCTTGAAGCCAAACACACGCGTATATCCTTTCTTTGATGGACAATTAGTGACCGACCATTGCAGAACTACTGCACAAACTTCTTTTGGCGGAAATTTATCTACAGATAGCAACGGTGAGATTTCTGGTGTATTTCGTGTTCCTGCTGAAACATTCAAGACAGGCACTCGTATCTTCACGCTTATCAATCATCCATCTGATCCTAATGCTGATACTGATTGCGTAGCCATCACAACATATACATCATATGGTGCAGTAACATATGATACAGCCAAGATTGCTTCCACACGCGCTCCTAACATTACGTTTGCAAGAGCTACTTCACCTCGGGAATTATCTGTAGAACGTACAGTTACAGTTAATCCTTCTACCACATCCTTCAAAGATCCTATCGCTCAAACCTTTTTCGTGTCTGGGCAAAATAATGGTATCTTTATAACTAAAGTGGATGTATATTTTAAAACCCGTCCTTCTTTAGCTACTGTCCCCATTACGTTACAAATTCGCACCACAACTAATGGAAATCCTGGCACAGAAATTCTTCCATTTAGCACTGTGACTTTATATCCGAAAGATGTGAACGTGTCTGATGATGCAGAAGCTCCAACACAATTCACATTCTCATCACCTGTATATCTAAAGAACAATGAAGAATATGCCGTTGTTCTATTGCCTGCAGGTGGTAGAGAAGGATATGAAGTATGGACAGCAGTACTAGGACAAAACAAAATTGGTACGGAAGAAAAGATTGACAAGCAACCCGCAGCAGGTCGCTTATATGTTTCAAGTAACAGCGTAAATTGGACCGTCTCTGAATCTGCTGATATGAAATTCACAATATATCGTGCCAACTTCAACGTGTCCAGTGGTACATTGTATCTAAAAAACAAGAAAGTTGATTATCTTGGATTATCATCCATTTCTGGATCCGTGTTGGTGGGTGATACATTAACAGGACAAACGAGCGGCGCTGTAGGAACTATTTTAAGTTACGACCGATACAACAAAGTTGCACATACTGAAATCACTTCAGGAATTTTTTCTGAAGGTGAAACAGTTCAAATTCGTCGTGTAGCAGGTACTGTTGCTTCAGATGGTACTGCCATCATCACATTAGAACCATATGAAACTGATGTTGAAGGAAAACTTATACACCGATTTGCCTCGGGTTTATCCTTTGTTGAATACAATGATTCTTCATTGACATTTGAACATAAAATTTACAATTCATCTGAGGTGGATCCTGCTTCATACACACCTATGAAGAAAGAGGGATTGTTTACATTGGGTGAAGAAAAAACTGTTTACTCACATTCATTTGAATCCAATACATTGGGTGCTGGCACCGGTTTAGGATTAGATACAGACGATGAAGGTTCAGTGATGGTGAAGGTTAATTTTGCAACCAACAATTCCAACATTTCACCTATTGTTGATATAACTAAATCACAAGTCATTGGGTATAATCATGTGGTACGTAGCACCAGAAGAACATTATCTGGAACTTCAACATTCAGCACAAGTAGCACTACAGTAACCGGTAAAACATCAGGTGATGAAACCGCCTTTATTGACCAAGTTATTAATGGGTCTGTTCTTAGAAACTCAGAAGGTAAAGTTATTGGTGTTGTTCGTGCAGTAACTGCTCGGGATAGCATCACATTAACTTCCAACGCCGCAGTTGCGGGAACTGATGATATCATCACGGTAGATTATGAAGCAACAGATGTGGCAGGAAATGCCAAGTATCATACTAAGTTGGTATCACTTCCAACAGGTCAAGAAGCTGATGACTTAATGGTGTTCTTAGATGCAGATATGCCAGCTGGAACAGATATTCGGTTGTATGCAAAAGTTATAGGTGTTGGTGATGCATCTGACTTCAAGAATCGACCATGGACACAAATGGTGATGAGTAGAAATAGCAATAGTTTAGGAGCTGGTGAATTTGTGTTCAAGTTCAATAAAAATAATCATGATGAAACCACAGTGGTGGGCGGATTGAATTCAGATGGTGTTTTTGAGTATGTTTCCAATTCAGCCTCCTTCACACAATTCACTGCATTTGCTGTGAAAATTGTGATGACCAGCACAGATTCCTACTATATTCCTACGATAAACAACATGCGTGCATTAGCACTGATGGCATAATTGTTATGGATGAGACTAAAATACGACGAGACAGTTACAGTTCTGCTGTAGTGAACACTGATATAGAAGGGTTGGCAGCATATAAAGCCAGAAGATACAGTAAAGACAAAATGAAAGAACTTGAAACTGATATAAATAGTGTAAAACAAGAATTAACAGATATTAAAAATATGCTACAA